GTTGAAGTAGAGCTAAATTTACTATTATTACATCCAAATACTGTCCAACTTGTATAATCTGTTTTAATGTCACCGTTACTAGCAGTATACCCTGTAGATAGAGTAAAATCATCTATCTGAGAGCCTACAATTCCTTTATCTGATGCATTAGTAAAGTAATACATCACATATTCACCTTCAGTACTACCTCCAAAAGCATCTGTTGTTGAAGAAGGTACTCCTGTTAATCGTGGGTCATCAGATCCTGAAGGGTAAACTATATAGATCAAGTGATTACCAGCTTCGTTTTCTGTAGGGTTTACAGCTCCTATAGTACTACTTATTAAAGTATTTAAATCACTTCCACCAGCACCAGCACTTGCAGAACCAATTAATCTCATTACACCTCCAGTTAGTGTAATAGGACCTTCATTACCTAATGAACCACTAGCCCATTCCGCTAAAGGTGAACCTGCAGTAGTTGTAGTACCTAATACTGAGTTGTACTGAGCAGGAAGAGGAGCACCTTGGCCCCTTGTTGAAGAATAAATATAAACTTCAGGGATTGCTGGTACGTCTACAATAGTAATATCTAAATTGGCTGATCCTGTTTTACCAAACGAATCTGTTACTGAACCTGTAATTGAATAAGTACCTGTTTCTAAACTTGCAGTTGGTTGAATTTCATATCTACGAGTAGTATCCTCAGAAGAAGCATTTTGTAATTCAAATTTTCCAGCATCTGTACCTGTTAAAGCAGCACTTACAATATTATCTAATTCTTGAACATCCGAACCTGTTAAACTAGCTATTACTGAACCGCTTACAGCATATGAAGAAGTTAATAATGAAGAATCACCTAAGTTTAATGTAGCATCTGGGGGGAGATTTAAACTTACATTAATTGTAATACTACCTGAACCAATATTATCGTATTGGTCTCTAAAAGTAATATCTGAAGTAATAGTATCTCCTGAACCTGTGCCTGAACCACTAATATTTTGATCTAAACTTAAAGCACCTGCTGTAGTTACAGCAATTTGAGCATTAGAAGAGGTAAATGATTGTACTACTTGAGACCCATAGTTTGGAGAATATGATACTCCTAAATCAGCTTGTGTTCCTGAGTAGCCACTTCCACTAATGTAAATTAAGTTACCACTTATAGCAGATTCAATTACATAGAATGTGCCATTTGTAGTTAAAGTACCAGTACCTGCTTGAGCAATTGTAATTGTTCTTTCGTAACTTTGTGACTTATTAAAATTATCAACTACACTAGCAGTATATCCGTAAGTACTAGCTGTTAAATTAGAAGCAGCTTGTATTTCATAGGAAGATGAGTTAGCATTTTGAGGGACTGCTGTTAAAGCTGAAGCTCCTGGTCCACTAAGAGACATAGAATATGGGGTATTGCTTTCAGGATCTGTAATAGTAACTGATACTAAATTCACACCAGTAATTGCTTCATTAGTATTCCAATCTCCTGATTGATTTGTAAATGAGGCAGTAGCTGGGAAGTTTTCGGTAATGTTTACTGTAAACGATGCTTGATTAGTAGTACCAAATGAATTTGATGCTGTAATTTCACCACTTATTGTATCACCTGATATTATACTTGAACCTGAAATGTCTTTAGCAATTGTTAAATATCCACTAGTATCTACTCCAAAATCAGCTGATGAGCTAACTGTAAATGTTACAGATTGGTTTGAAGTAAATCGTGCTGTAGTTCCTGATCTACCATTTACACTATCATACACATTAGCTCCACTTACAGCAGATTCAATTAAATAGAATGCTTGTACCCCATTTAATGAAGGTGCTTGATCATCACCAATTGGGATAGTTATTTCACCTGAGCTTGTAGTTTCATTAAAATTATCTCTAACACTTACTCTATAAACGTAAGAATTAATTAAATCTGAATTGATAAACACTGAGTTTCTTCTTGATACTACACCAGAGGAATCTACTTGGAAAGCATCTTCTGTTGGATCGTTTTGACCTGTGCCTGTATAAGAACCAGTTGAAACCGGAGTTCCATCTAATGCTAAAGATATTAAATTAAAGTTCGTAAATGTAACAACATCTCCTTCTGGTTCGGTTACTGAGATAGTTCCTGCTGAGGTACCACCTGCTGAACTTTCTGTAACACCTGTTAATGTTTGATTATTTACAGTTGGAGCTATATTATCTACTACATCAATAATTGCTGGAAGATAAGAAATTGAATTATCATCTTCAGATGGATAATGTTCATCACTAGCTGTTAGTACGTAAGTATATTGAGTAATTCCTTCATAATCTAAAGAACCAGTAGTTTGAACTAATCTTACAAAAGTTCCTGAAATTTGTAACTCAAATGAACCTGAAGGTAATACACCTGAGCCTGTTTCTATAGTAATGGTATCACCTTCTGGGTCTGTGTAATAAATTTGGGCTTTACTACCTGAAGTAGAATTTTCGTTTAAAGATGAAGTAAATGAGCTAATAATATTACCACTAACACTATCTTCTCTAAATACTGGGGCTTGGTTAGCAATTACCCTAATGTAAACGTTACCATCTGTTTCAGAACCAAAAGTATCTGTTACAGTAATAGGGAATAATGATGCTGAGTATCCTTGAGAAGTATCTGTATTGATAGATGAAGTTACTAATGCATTAGCTGTAATAACACCTGATGAGGAATTAATTCTAAAGAAATCATCTGTATAACTACTTTGAGTAGTAAATGTTAATGATTGTCCTTCTGGGTCTGTTGCTGTTACTGTACCTACTGTAGAACCACTAGGTTGAAATTCATCAATTGAGAAGGTATTTGCAGTAATTGTTGGGGGGTTATTAGGGAAAAATACTGCATTTAAGAAGTCTGTGATACTACCTGTAGTACCCGCATTAAACGAAGCACTAAACATAGTAGGAAATAAATCTTGAGAAACAACTCTATCTCCATCATAAGATACATCCCCACCAGAACCAGTTTCTACTGTTACCTCAAAAGTTGAGGCATCACCTTTAGTAAAGGTAATAACATTATTAGCTGCAGAAGCTGTTGTTAATAAAGAACCTGTATCTGTTGAACCACCTCCACCAGAGCCTGTATCTACTGTAAGGTCAAATGTGGTTCCATCTCCTTTTTCTAAAGTAATAGTGTTTGAAGATACAGAACCTGTTATAAGTAAAGAACCAGTTTCTAAAATATTACCACCAACAGGTTCACTTCCTGAGTATTGGGCTTCGGCAATTGTACTGATTACATCCCCTGTACTATCTACAAATGACAAAGATCCTGTAGTAATTAATACATTACCTACTCTAATAGCATTTTCTTCACCATTTAAAGTAGAAACAACTACTCCATCTTTAACAAATTTTAATGATGATGTTGTAATAAATGCTTCTCTCCATGGTTGGGAAACACTACCCAAATCAAAAATACCATTACCATCTGAGGTAGCTTCAGGTAATAAAGAACCTGTAAATACTTGAGATCCTGAAAAGGTATTTGATCCTGTAAAAGCATTATCACCTGAAGTATTTGCTACACTATCTATTTCAAAAGTAGTTCCATCACCATAATCAAAAGTAATGGTATTATCAGATATAGTTCCCGAAACAACAGCATTTGGGGTAAATGAAGCTGTTTGTGCATTTTGAACAAACGAAGCAGTAGTAGCATATGATGCCGAAATACTTGAAGATACATTGTCTATTTCAATTGTAAATTGACTTCCATCACCTTTATCGAAAGTAATAGTAGCATCCGAAATAGACGCTGTAGTAAGTAATGAGCCTGTATCTGTAGCTACGCCTGAGCCTGTGTCTACTGTAACTATAAAGGTACTGCCATCACCTTTAGTGAAAGTAATATCATTGTTAGCAGCAGAAGCAGTAGTAAGTAACGAACCTGTATCTGTAGCTACACCTGAACCTGTATCTACGGTTAAATCAAATGTAGTTCCGTCTCCTTTTTCTAAAGTAATTGTGTTTGAAGATACAGAACCTGTTACTAAAAGTGAACCTGTATCTGTTGTTCCAGATCCTGTATCTACGGTTAAATCAAAGGTTGAACCATCTCCTTTCTCTAAGGTAATAATATTAGAAGATACAGAACCTGTTACTAAAAGTGAACCCGTATCTGTTGTCCCAGAGCCAGTATCTACTGTAACTACAAAGGTATCACCATTACCCTTAGTGAAAGTAATATCATTATTAGCAGCAGAGGCTGTAGTAAGCAATGAACCTGTATCTGTTGTCCCTGAGCCTGTATCTATTGTAACACTTTCAGTAGTACCATCACCTTGAGTAAAGGTGATTGTGTTTAAATCAACAGAAGATGAAATATAGAATGAACCTGTATCTACAGATACAGCTGAACCTGTATCTACGGTTAAATCAAAGGTTGAACCATCCCCTTTTTCTAAAGTAATTGTGTTTGAAGATACAGAACCTGTTACTAAAAGTGAACCTGTATCTGTTGTCCCGGAACCCGTATCTACTGTAATAGTTTCTGTTGTGCCATCACCTTGAGTAAAGGTAATAACATTATTTACTACAGAAGATGAAATATAGAATGAACCCGTATCAATTGAACCCCCACCACTAGAACCAGTATCTACAGTAAGTTCAAATGTATCACCATTACCCTTAGTAAAGGTTAAAGTATTTCCTGAAACTGAACCTGTGGTAACTAAAGAAGATGTAATAGCTGAGATGTTAATATCAAAAGTACTATTATCTCCTTTAGTAAATGTTAGAATAGGATCTGAAAAAGAACCTGTTGTAAGTAAAGAACCTGTATCTGTTGTCCCAGAACCCGTGTCTACAGTTACAATAAAAGTATCTCCGTTACCTTTAGTAAAAGTTATATCATTTAATACAGCAGAAGCTGTAAGGAGTAAACTTCCAGTAATACTACCCCCGGCATCAGAGCCTTGAAAGCTTGCGAGAGATACCTGATCAAGAAATCTTATATTGGCCATTTGATCCTATTCGTTTTGTAATAAATATTGGGTTAATACGTTACCTTTATTTTTGATGAATCTTCTCTTTCACCTGGGGTGACTATTCTATTTCCTTGGATATCCCCAGTGTAAATTTCGTCATTGGATGAAACTTCTAAACCAAAAACTACTTTAGATTTATCTCTAAACTTAGGTACTGTATTTAACTCTTTTTGAATAGAATCAGGCACAATGTATCCTCTTAAATTTATATCAAAAGTACTTCTTACAACTCTTTCTTGACCTTCATTTAATTCTTGTATAGTAGCAAAGCTATCAATACGAGCTCTAAACTTAAAACGTTCAGGATCTCCCCAATACGAATCAGAGGCATAATTAATAGCTTCAACAATTTTATTTAATTGTTCTATGTAGTAAGTTTGTATAATACAACTGTATTGGATAGTTACATAATCAGGAACCACTACAGCATAATATTCTTTAGTAGGTATTCTATTATTTAAAACTGAGAAATTATCATAGGCGTTTAAAGAAGAATAGCTTTTTCCATAAACACCAAAGTTTATAGGATTATTAGCATCTAATTTATTACCTACACTTCTATCTTTGCTTAAATTATTACATTTAAACATAATAATAGGAGACATTATACGTCCACTTTTATCTCTATAATATCCATCTTTTTGGAATGATTTCCATCTTTCAGGAGCACCATAAATAATTGGTACAGAAATTCTTTCACCATTTTGGTAAACAAAGGGTTGAATCACATTATCAAAATAATACATAATAGATTCATCAATATCTTGAATACCAACTGAAAATGTTTTATTAGAGTCTCCTTTAAAAGAAGTTTGTTCTGCCCTATTAAATCCCGAATTACTAAGATTGGGGTTACCTAAAGATTTATCATAAGGAGTTATAGTATCATTTAATATCTCCTTTTGAGTCTTTGGTATGGGTTTTCTTCCTTTAACTGACATTAGAATCTTTCTTTAGTTATACCAACTTTATCAGCAGGTACATAGTGAGTATTACAAACAATTGAAACGTTGTAACCAAAGTTTTCTAAATCACCTTCTAAAGGATTTATACCATCATCCCCTTTATTGGGGTAATCAGGGTTTTTGCCTACAAAATATTGATTAGCATTTGTACTATCTACCTCGTAATAACCTTTTTGATATAAGAAAATATCTCCTACTTCAGGAACTACATT